CAGGCTTCTAATTCTGAGTAGCTCATGTTAGTAATTGACTTGTATTTTGCATACACTTCATCTACTTGCTCGTTCTTACTCAAAAAAAAACCTTCACTTTTTACAGGTGGTAAATTATAATCACTTTGTTGTTGAGCATCTCTAGGGTCTTGTAGCATTGTCAACTCATCTATAGGCAAATAACCTGCTGGGATAAATATCTCATCCATTTCAGTTCCTTCCATAGTATCATAACGCATAGCTGCTCTCTTCTCGTTTGGAGTAATCCACCAAGATTGAGAAAGAATAGCACTAAGCTCTTTCATGTCCTCTTGCAACTCAGGGAATACTGTCAAGTCAAAATCGATATAGTAACCTTGACCAATCTCTGTTGAGAAGAATCTATTGAACGCATCACGAAGAGCTACTAACTCAGGAAGAACTACTTGAGTCAACATTTCCTTCTTAGCTTCCTTCATGTTGTTATAAGTCTTGTTATCAGGATCGTTAAACAAAGCAGAGTTCACTCCGTAAACATTACAAAGTTCTCTAAGTGTTACTTTCTCTGATTCTAATAACTGCAAGTCAATAGGACTTAAACCCATGTTAATCCAATTCAGCTTCGCACCTGCAATCAAAATCTTACCAGCATTCTTTAATATACCAGCTTGAGTTTTTGTTCCGTATTGATTGTAAAAATCCTCTTTCAGCTTTCCTGCCGCCTCAGGTCCGAAATCATTTGATTCATCAGCAGACAAGATACCTTTAGGTCCTTGATTCTGTAACATACCTACCGATGTGTCTTTTGCATCGTTGCTACGTTGTACAGTTCTATATGCAGCTTGTAAAGGACTCAAGCCGTAAAGCTGTTGTCCGTTAGTGTCAAAGTAAGGGTTGAAGTATTTTAGATGGATTACGTCTTTCGCATCTAATTGATCCCATCCAACTAGCGTAAAAGAATAACCTTCAACCCCATTTATTGTACCATCAGAAATAATGGCAACGTATTGAGATGGGAGTGTAACAAGTTCAGCAACCTTACCATTGGATAGTCTGTTCGCCCAAATGTAAGTGTTACCAGTAATTAGTTTATAACCTACAGCACTCTCGATAAATTCAGAGAATGATTGGTATTCATTTGGTTTTTCTAACAAGTCGTTTAAAGGTGAATCAGCAATCTCAGCAACTGCTTTTACACGAACTAACTCAGCTTTAGCAATATCTGTCGTAGAAGTTGCATTGCTTAACATTGACTTGTATCTTGCTAATTCTTTTTTGTTCTTTACTTGATAAACATAGAAAGGAACAGTAGAAATAGTTTTAGAGATACGTTTGATGATAGCATATACCTCACTATTGTTTTTATAGTCAAGTACAAATTTTTGCTGGTCTAATTCTGGATAAAGTGTTCTTCCTCCAATCAATCCACCGAAATCAGTAAAAGGATTGTTAAAAGTCACCTTTGGTGCTGCCTTTTGTTGAAAAGGGTTAGCTGCCTTTAGTATGTCCGTTAAATTCACGCTATATATTATTTTTACAAAAGTAACAAATTTTTATGCTATACAACCCACCCTCTTTTAGGTTTCGCATATTTTGTGTATATGGCATACCTCATAGAGTCCATTAAGTGATCTCGAAACTTCACAGGTTCGTCAAGTGTATTGCCGTCCGCATCGGTCTTCCACTTGTAGTTTTTAATCTCATCAAGCAAATCTAAAGACTCTGACCTTATATGCAAAGGAAATGATTTTACCTTGTTGATTCCTGCATAAACATCTTTAACAGCACTCTTTAAGTTAAAACCTGCTTTATTAACCTCCGAGATGGTTTTTGGTTCAGCAGGATCGGCAAATATCTCAGAATTTCTATCTAAGCCTAGTGACCTCATCCTATCAATTAGTAAAGCCGTCGACATTTTTGTATCGTAGATTAATTGGTCGACAAATAACTCGCCATCAAAGTTTTTAACTCTAACAAGGGCTGTTTGGTTGTTAAACCCAAAGTCAAGTCCGTAAAACACATCTCCGCCATCAGGGAAGTTGCGTCTTCGCTTCCAATGCGTATAAATGGTCGCTTGGGATATTGCTCTCTCTCCTAAACCATAAACTCGCCAATATTCATGGTCTGCTGCTTTAAGCCTCTCAATCTCCTCAATAATTCCCTTCTCTAAAAATGGGTTGTCTAGGTAAGTGGTAATCGTAAAGTCGGCATCTTCTCTAGGAACGACCTTATCATAAATCCAGGAGTAGTAATCGGATGGATTATAGTCAATTACTATCTTTTCGGTTGTACGAAGGGACAACTGCATCCAAGATTCGTAGTTTACCTCATTCGCCTCGTTTATAAACAGATAATTACGCTTTCGACCTCTAATCTTCTGCGGTTGGTCAGTAGAAACGAACTCTACCACATTTCCGCCCAAAAAGTAGATGTTCTCCGTCTTATTGTGCTTCTCTTCGCTATAAAGACCATATTTAGACAATATCTCAATAAAGTCACGCATTACCGAACCTTTGATGGACGGAAGTGAGCTACGACATATTGTCAGCGTCTTTCCTTTCTCTTGGAGCAGTTTAACGATAAACCATGTAAGTACATTGTATGTCTTACCCGATCTCGTTCCTCCTTGCATGATAGAAATTCTCTTAGTAGAGTTTTGCAGTATTTCAAAGACTACGTTTGTGGTGACGTTCATAGGAAAAATTTTAAAAAATAGGATGGAAGTTTACTAATAGAAAACTTTTGGTTTTATAGGAAGGTAGGGGGGGTCGTACTATTCGTAGTAGTCGTAGTTAGTACGAATGCTACGAGTGCTACGAGGCACTACGAGGGTTAGTTCATCTTTTTCACTTTTTTCACTTTGCTATTTTAAGCCCCATTTAAGCCTTTCAATTCCAAAGTGTACACATAGTACTACACATAGGGTTAAAAGCCGTAGAATCGCCTTAAAATGCGAAATAGAGGCATTGTAGCTACTCTTCATACTCACCATCTTCATTAATATCCAATAATTCGCCTTTATCATGGTTATAAAGTGGGATTTCGTCACTTTCTCCTGCCTTGTAAGCAGGTACGACCATTCCTGGCTCAGTTTGCGTATCAAAGTTGATTATCTCACCTTCAGGTAACGCTTTGTGCTCATCTCCGTCTATTTGTTTCATAATATCTCCAATTTGGTTCGGTTTAACTACGTTGACTGTAATCTGCTTAACGACATCTCCTTCATGAGCAACCTCAGTCTTCTCGATATATCCTCTTCTCTTGCCTCTTGTCTTCAGTAAGAACATGGTCGCTAAGGTATCACCCCTAGCAATCCTCTCCATTAGCTTTTGTTCGCCAAAGTCAAGCATTATCTCCTCAGGCTCGATTTCAGCTAATCTCTTAGCAAAGTCAGCATCATCTTTCAACCAAGTCTTATACTGCGTTCTACCGACTCCAGAAGCCTCACATGATATGGTGATATTGCCAAAGTTCTCCTTATAGGCTATGATGAAAGCCTCTTTAGCTATTTCCTTGAATTGTGCGTTCATATTATCTATTCTTTGTTGGTGTGCGTATTGAAATAATGGATGCTACCTTCTTCTCTAGGTTCTCATGACCAACCCATTTGCCACAGTTAGTACATTCAAACTGAGTTTCCTTTACTTGACTAAACCACACGTATCCTTCGGTAACTGTACCGCATTTACACGTGTAATCCTTTTTACCATAAGTATCTTTCATGTCAAATGTTTAAAAATGTTAAAATCATTGTTTTATATCAGAATATTGGGGGGCACAAGGCAGGTATGCCCTTTGTTACGCTAAAAAATAGGGTAGGGGGTGGAGTGGGGGAGGGCTTCAGTGGTGGAACATTGAAAAGGGTACTTTCTCCCCTGTCACTTAACATAATATATACTATACGCTGTTTGCTCTCCCCTATTCGGTTGGTCATTGGTGGTGGTTTAGGTTGCTAAGTTAGTAAGTATTATTTAATGATTGTTAGGTCACTCAAACGCAAAAGCTAAAAAACAGGGATAGTATTATATTAATACATATCTACTAATTAAATTAGTAAAGTACTTATATACTATTATAATAGTATTATCTATTAATATAGTATTTAATTAGTAATTGAACAATTCATAATAGTATATTACTAATTCAATGGTAAAACATTGAATAAATAAATAATAATACTTTCATTTATTTGCATTTGTTTCAATTTGTTTACATATCTTTAGGATCTATTAATAACTAAAACAAAACATTATGCAACAACTTGACACTTTTTTAATGCTTTACTCTTTAGCTTTATTTACCTTGATATTAGGTAACATGGCTAAATTATTCACAGATTATTTACTAACTAAAATCAAATAAACATGACACAGGTTACACTCTTTGAGCTTATTAGCTTATTCATTGGTTCAATCTTACTTTATACCCTTGTCAAGACTATATGGCAAGAGTTAACCCAATACAAAAACAAATAAAACCTACAAACATGACAAACACACAAACACAAACAGCAAAACAAACTTACAACGGGTGGACAAATTACGCTACATGGCGTATTGCTTTAGAGTGGTTCGATGATTACAACCCCAATAGATGGGAAACCGATGCATATAACCTATCTAAGGAGTGTCAATCTTATGTAGAGGAAACCCTCGAGGAAATGACAGTTCAAAGTACTTTGGTATTAGATTACGCATTGGCGTTTGTTTCCGATGTTAATTGGTACGAAATAGCTCAACACTTAATTGATAATAACGAAAACTAGAAAACATGAAAGAAATAAAAATTACATGGTCAACCGATGACATATTAATAAGAGCAGATGAAATAGGCATCGAATTGAGTGAAATGGAAGCAGATGCAATACTAGATGATTTATATGAAAACCATGACGCCTCAATTGGTATAAGTTGGGATGTTATTGGAACATACATTTATTGGTACGATGCAGAAAGATTACAAACAACATAAACAACCTTAAACACTACAAAATAAAACAACATGAAAAAGATACATTTAGCAACAAGTAAAGACAAAATTAGACCACATTTAGAGTACATACAAATAAAAGGCGGGTTCGCTTATGCAACCAATTGCCACATATTAGTAAAGATGCCACTTTGTGAGTTATTTGGCAAAGAAAGTGAACTCAATAAAAATGATTACCTTTTTTATATTGAGGCAAAAGAGTGGCAAAAAAATAAATTTTACAACGGTTCAACGTTTACACTCGATGGAGGTAACTATTTAGAGGCAATAGATAGCAAAGGAAATAAGTTAGGCACTATTAAGATAGTAACTCAGCCACAATTTGACAATATTGGGCGTTTCCCTGACTGTGAAAGTGTTATTTATTCAAGTGAAAAACCAACAGAAGCGGTAGATATCATAAGCTTCAACCCCTCTTTATTGTCTACACTTTGTGAGGCATTAGGTGGAAGCGAAAATAAATTTATTTATACCTTTTTCGGTAGACTCAAAACAATACAGGTAAGAAACAAAGAAAACCTATCTTTTGGTATTTTAATGCCAATAGATATAAATATGGATTAACAACCCCTAACCCTTGAACCTTTAGAGGTTATCTAGTTCGCTACTAGCAAGGGTTCTATTTTATAACCAAAATAAATACCATGACAGTAGAAAAACAACACAACGGTAGTTTATTAATTACTGACATTATTAACAGTCAGTTGATTAAAAAAGTGTACTATTTTACAACCTTAAGAGATGCGAAAAGAGATTTTAAGGCATACACTAACCAATTAAAACAAAATTGGTACGAATATTTAGCAAAATAAGACGAAATAAGACACTAAAAAAATAAAACTATATAAATACCTTACTAACATATTAAACAGGCTAGAAACGTCTAAAAATGGCGTTTAAATTGATTCTAGCTTATTGTCAATATATGGCTAAATATTCCATGTTGCAACATTGATGTTGTGCCATTGATTATTTGCGACTACATTTCAGTTGCACCCAAAAACCTGCCAAAAACCCTATGCAAAAACTCCTCAAAAACCCCACAAAAATCTTGTATAGGCAAAAATCTTTTATGTCCGATAAATTGTCCGGACAAAAAACCAGACAAAAACTTTTGCAAAGCTTTAACAAAATATTAGCAAAAAACTTTGAAAGATATCCAAAAACTTCCTAATTTTACCAAACAATTACAAACAAAACAAAAAACCCATGAACATTAACTTAAACACAATGCCACATGAAGCCTATATGCTGCTTTGGCATTCAGACAAAAACTTTGTTGGCACATCTAACTATGTTGGTCTTGCTTACTATTGGTCTTATGATTATCGTCATTATTTGCGTGATGCTTCTCCCTATGTTAAACGTAAAGTTCATACTGAGTTCTTAAAACATGGTCTAAATTTAGCTGAATCTACTGAAAAGCATTTATCTATCATTAGAAAATATACCAAATTAAACTAAACTCATGCACCAACTAATTACACTATCTGATCGGATGAAGTGTGCTATTACTGGCACAATCATCGACAAAGGCGAACAAGCCTATTACAATTATCAGACAAAAAACTGCATTCATCCATTGGAATATGAGAAGAATATGAGGCAAACTAAGATTGGTGACCCAAAAACTTATTTTACTAGACTCCAAAAACTTAATAAGTAATGCCATTCTCAACTTGCTGTAATGCACATACCAATTATCCTGAAATAGATATTTGTCCTGACTGCTTAGAACATTGCGATTGGGAAGAGGATGAAGAAGAAGAAGAAACTATTATTAAACAATAAAACAAACAAACATGAAATTCGAGTTCGTACAAGAAACAGATCAATTACTAAATGACACTATGTATTTTACTAAGCAAGATGGCATTTATGTCGCTGGAAGCATTAGCACAAAAAAAGATGTCGCTTATGATATTTTTATGAAGCTTAGTCAAGGTCTACCGTTAAAGACTACTGAAATATTAGAAACAAAAACTTATCAAAAACCCTCACAAGAGGAATAAAAAACCCAAAACCAATGTTGAAACTAACCCTAGAACAAAAGAAAAAAGGTATCAAAGAAGAGTTTACCTATGTAAACAGTAACGGACGAATGTCAAAACAATACACCTACAAGGGAATGTATATTACATGGGATAACCAAATCCTACATGGCAAATGGTATTACTGGCGAAGTAGTTATTACGCATCTTTAGATGCCGCAGTTCAAGGAATAGACAGACATATCAATCACTTTAAAACTAAATAAACAAATGCAAGAGATCACAGACTACAAAAGCCTATTTAAGTATGGGGACATGAAGAAGATTATGGAGATAACAGGCTATAGTCGTTATGTAATAGAAACAAGACTAAAAAACCATGATTACGAAATGACAGAGTTAATCAAGACTTTCTATGACAAAAAACTACAACTATTAAAAACACAAATCAATGATTACAGCGAAATTTAGAACACCAAGACAAAACTTACTAAAGAGAAAGCCTTTGTTTGTAGATCAGGATATAATAAATAACCTGGTTAGTAAAGTAGCTAAGGCTTGTAACATAGACGCAAAGCTTATTACTAAGAAAGGTAGATACAGACCTCAAGTACTTGCTCGTAATTTATGCTTCTATATCCTTCATGTACACTACAAGCAAAAAGCCGCACAAATAGCTCCTTATTTTCATAGAGATAGGACTACAGTATTACATGGAATAAACACTTTTGTAAATGATGTAGAGGTCGTGCCTTTCTATATGGAGCAATATACAGAAGTTAGAAGTAAGATTAAGATACCAAAACTATATTCAGAAAACTATTAAAACAAACACTATGCTATCAACATTTGCACACATGAACGAAGTAGACAAAAAAATCTTTGTCGCTAAGATTATTCACAACATGAACTACAGTCAATCAAGTTATGAAACTATGGAAGCTATAGTTAAGATGTGGGAACAATATCCCATCAGAAACGCAACATTTTTTACACAATCAAATCAATTAACACATGGAACTGCAAACAACTAACAACAACATTCAAGCTCCTAGTTACCAAATGGTCAACAAGGATTCTATGCTTTCTTTATCTAACGAGCTAAAACGCTTTGTAAAGGATGCACACTTAGTATCTAACATCAAGGGTAAGGACTATTGTAACGTAGAAGCCTGGCAGATGGCAGGAGCTTCATTAGGCTTATTCCCTATTATTACAAGCGTACAAGACTTATCTAGTGAAACAGAAATTAAGTACATGGCTACTTGCGAGGTTAGATCGTACCAAGACAATAAGTTAGTGTCTGTAGGT